TTATTTCTTATCTTTCTTTTTATCCAACACGTCAAGCGGTTGAATGGTTGGTTCACGGCGAATATAAACTTGGGTCATTTTCTTGTCGGTATGCCCCAGTTGTTTTTGTGCCGCTTCCATGCTTTCGGCGGATAAATACACGTCCGTCCCTGATTTGGCGCGCAAATCCCGAAACTGACACTCCACCAATTCACTTTCCAATTCGGGATATTGCGCGATTGCCGCCGCGCGCATTTTCGCAAAACGTTTTTCCATGGCATTCACAGTCAGTTGCTTCCCCCTGCTGTTGCACAATAAATAGACGCTTGCTGTTTCCAAACGGCGGTCTATGATGTTTTTCAGGCTGCCTGAAATGGCAAAACGCAACCGTGCGTTGGTTTTGTTCTGCTTAATTGTCAAAATGTTGTCGTGGATATGGTGGACTTGAATTTTCAGCACATCGGCTGGACGTTGCCCAATTAGGTACGCAATATCCATCGCGTCTTTCATGGTCGGGTCGGCAAATTGGTACAAAATATCGTACAAATAATCCTCAACATACACTTCACGCGGCGTTTCTTTGTTTAATTTCACACCTTTTTTAGGGCATGGCAAACTGGTGTAGCCCCAATGCTCATCTGAACACATTGTCCAAATGTGGCTGAACAGCGCAAGTTCCCGATTCGCCGCAACAGGGGCATTGCTGCGCCAACGCAAATATTCTTTGATGTGTTGCGGTTCAATCGCTTCAAGAGGTGCAGGGTTGTCGCCGCCAAAAAATGTCATTAAATTTTCCAGTTGGTATTGGTTTTCTCGTGCGGTTTTCGGGGCTTTGGTGGGCATGACTTCGTTTTTGTAGCGCAGGGCAACATTGACAAAGGTAATGCCTGTTTTGGGAATTTGGCTCATGTCCAAGTCTGCCCATTTTTTCAGGGCTGTGTGGTAATCTTTGCCAAGTGGGATTTCTGTGCGCTTTTTGTCGCCCACATCATAGAAATAATGGATTGTGAATGTGCCATCTTTGCGGTAGCGTTTCCGCGCTCTCATGCCTTTTGGCAGGTTGAGATTGGTTGTTGGTTTGCGTCCCATGTTACTGCTCCTTGATTTTTGGGTAAAAAAATGGCGCAAATGGCAAAATCAATTAACCATTTACGCCATTTGTTTGTGGGATTTTCAGGCTGCCTGAACCACGCTGGGTTGCCATTTGGCTGTTTTGCTTTGGGATTTGGGTTTGGTGTGTACACCCAAATTGTCCAACACGGCACGGCTAACGCGCGGATAACCACGCGCATTGACGATAAATGCCACGCCCTGTTTGCGGAGTTGTTCGCATTGCTTTTTGGCATGGCGAAAGCCTGTTAAATCACACAATTCTTCGTGATTTAAGAATGCGTTGGAGTGTAATTTTGCGGTTTCAGGGGTGTTCATGGTGTTTGCTCCCGTTGCATGGCGTTGTCAATCAATGCGCGAATACTCTCATTTGCGTTACTCATGTTATTGTTGATACAGAAATAGTTTGTCTGTCTTTCGTCATCAAACACTTTGATTTCAATAAAATTTTCTTGAATGAAATTTAACCGCGCCGTGTCGGGGTGAGGGATAGATTCAAGCTCTTCATGACGTGAATCACATTCTCCATGTATTTCTGAAATAATTGATACCCAAGTGGGGTCGTCCGTATCAGCGTCATACCATTGTGTTACAACCATGCACTCGCCATATTTGGGGTGGCGGACGCGGTCGCCGAATTTAAATTTTTGGGTCATTTTGTTCTCCACGCTGCCTGAAAAACCATTTGCCGATTTTTCAGGCAGCCTTAATTTATCAATACACCGCACCATTCAGCCATTTGGTTGGCAAAATTTCAGGCTGTCTCAAACAGTCAAAATGGCGATGTGCATTAGACAGCTTGCCGTCTTTTGTAATTAAACGACAACGCCAAAAGAACACAACTTCATTTGGCAAATCAGCGTGTTGTTCAAAACCAATACCCACTACTACGCCTTTCAGGTCTCTATCGGCGGCAAGTTTCAATACGGTTTCGCCAATCACGATATTGTGTGCCTTGGCAAAGGCATTTGCTGCGACCTGTTCAGCGTGCAGCTTGGCTTGTGTGGCTGCCAGTTGATGTACTACCAAGTTATCAATGGCTTCTTGTGCGATTTCGGCTGCTGCCTGAATTTTGGGATTTTGCATTTCGCTTCTCCATGCTTTAAGTCATTTTGACAAAATAAACAGGGTCTTCTTCATCGTCATGCGATAATGAAACCATGCCTTCATCTTCAAGCTGTTTCAGAATTTGCTTGGCGTGTCCGTTGGAAATATCAAACTCCACTTCCAAATCATTTGCCGAAACATTGCCATTCATGCAGCCCAAAATGTAGGCTTCAATGTTTTCATCAATTTCAATCGGCTCGTGCTGCGCCGATTTGTCAGATTGAACCGCTTTGTCCAACTCATCAAGCGCATTACTCATTGTTTCAGCAACAGTTTTGACTACTTCCTGCCCTGTGAGCAAATCTTCATCATCCTGTTTAACAACCTGAATGACTTGCGGCATAATCAACATTTCAGCCATGCCATCGGTTGTAAGCATATTATCAAAAGAAATATAAGCAGCTTCTTTTTGACCATTTGCAACAATACTCAACGAACCGTATCTATCTACCAATTTTGCTGTTTTAACAGCACGCTCCATGATTTCTTGATGAAATGTGGCATATTGATTTAATTCGGTATTTTTATTTACTTCTGCGAATTTCTTGTCAAAATCCATCACTTCCAAGCCGTTTAATTCAGGTTGGGTTACGCGGAATGTTTCGGTAAACAACTCGGTTTCAAACACCCCTGTCATTTCTTCTTCATTCCAATAAATGCCCAATTTTTTACTGTTGTTGTCAGAAACAGGGTTGTGAATAAATTTATGGCTTTTGACTTTTGCCAGCACAATTTCTAATGTGGCGCGTGGAATCTGAAAATTTGCGCTTTCGGGTGCGCCCACAGGGATACGCAAAGCCGTACCGCCTGCATAACCGACCATATCGCCATTTTGGATATAGGCATGAAATTTAAAGTCTTTTTCATCGGTGGGCGTGTTAATCAAAATCGCTTTAATCACATCGGGCGGCGTGATGATTTTGATTGCGTCATCGTTTTGATACCATTCTTGATTTTGCATGGTTTTTTCCTTTAATTAAAATGTATAACCCAAACAAATGGATTTTCAGGCGCGTCGGGATTGAGCTTGTGAAATAATGCAAAGAAATCTGCACGACAGTTAAATCCTTCATCGTGAGCGTCATCACGGCTGATTTGCTCTAATCGCTGTACGCGTATTTCTTTAATATTCAAAATAATACGGCTATATTGGCGTGGCATAAAAATTGGTGACTTCCATTTAATGCCTTCAATACGCGGATTGTCGGCTTTGTAGAGTATGCCGTTTTCAGTTTTTGTGTAGGTTTCACGTACCCAAAGCTGGTCTCCCTCATACCCATATGGGCATGGTTTTAATGGATAGCCGTGTTTGTCTTCATAGCCTGTTTGAGTGAATGGGCTGGTTCGTAATCCGCCAGTTGGCTGTGGTTTCACAATGCGGCGTGTTTGGGTTTTCTGCCCGCGTAAAATGGCTTGTACCATGGGCGTGCTGAATAAAATAGGGCGTAATTTCATGATGTGAACTTTCGTAAAATGAAATTTCAGGCTGCCTGAAATTGGGTTTTGTGCAATAAAATCCAAAATTGCAGCGCATCGCGCATTCGGGCGACAATCTCGCCCAATTTGCTTTCATTGCGCTCAATTGGCAGATGGGTAACGCGCTCATACCAGGGGATTTGTTCAATGAATGTGGTTTGCTGCTCAATCACATCAGGCTCGTTTTCGCGTTGCCAGTCGCTGAAAAAATACTCGGGCGTGGGCAATAACCAATAATCCACACAAGCTGATTGCGTCTCATACAACATCATGTAGCCGTGCATTTGCCAGTCGTAACCTGCTTTTTTGGCTTTTTGTGCCGCGTCCATTTGGCAAATGGGGAATGTGGACATGTCCCACACGCATTTGGTGTCAATAATCAACGAATGGACTTCATCAAAAATATCGCATTCACCCGTTAAAATAGCTTGTACGCCGTCCATTTCGCAAATCACTTTATGCTGGCGTGGCAAGGTGCATTTTTCATACACGCAACCGCGCACCAATCCGCTATTTTGAATGGCTTCGTTTTCGCATTCTTTGCCTTTGCGGATTTCTTTGCTGTCCACTTCTTTCACATAACCAAAACGCGATTGTTTCAGAAAATCAAAGAGATGGCTTTTGGCGGTATCGCCAAGCAATTCGTCTTTGCTTTTGGGTTTGCCCATGATTTTGTGCAAACTGGAACAGCGAATTTCTAAATTGGGAATGGTCATTTTTTTACCTCTCTGTTAAGATTGTTGATTTTTATGTGTACACATATTAAAATTACTCTTTTTAAACAAACGGAAAGTTCAACCATGAATAATGAAAAATTGATTGAGTACCGCAAAAGAGCAGAAGCCAAGCGCGTTATCAAAAAAGTGTCGTTTAACCAAGAGACTGAAAAAGATATTTTAGAAATTGCAAATAATATTGATTTTTCTCAATGGGTTAAGCAACAACTCCGCAAAGAGTTTAACAAATAACTTGCTTTTTATGTGTCCACATAATAAAATTATCCCACTTGCAAATGAGCAAGCAAAAACCCCCGACAAGCTAGGAACTTGACGGGGGCGTGGATAAGCGGTTCTAGGAAAACCCTCATCCTGTCTATTAACACATCGCAATAGAAAGGTCATTCTAACATGAATGCTATTCAAATTTCCAATGTATCAATCCGTCAAGAAGACAATTTGTTCAATTTGAACGATTTGCACAAAGCAAGTGGCGGTTCAAAAAAACATCAACCTGCATTTTGGTTGCGTAATCAACAAACCAAAGAATTGATTGCTGAAATTGAAAACTCTGCAAATTTTCAGAGTTTAGCAATCCAAAAAATTGAAGGCAGAAATGGCGGTACATTTGCTTGTAAAGAATTGGTTATCCACTATGCCATGTGGATTTCGCCAAAATTCAGTTTGCAGGTTATTCAAACTTTCCTGAATACCGTTTCAGGCAGCCCTGCCATTGAGCAGCCCACCCAAGCACCCCAAATCCCCGATTACGACTACGGCATGGCTCGCCTGTTTGTGAAACATGGTGCAGGCGTGGCGCAGGTTTCCGATTTGCACATGGCTTTGTATCAGTTGTCGCACATTCAAGGCACGTTTCTGAAAATGTTGGAACACAAAGCCTTGCACTTCAAATTAAACGATGCCGAACAGCGTTGTTTGGAAATTTTGGCAAGCTGGCAAGTGGCGGTTGCCAAAGTTGGGGCGAATATCGGTAAATGATGTTTCAGGCTGCCTGAATTGCCGTTTATGCGGATTTTCAGGCAGCTTTAAAATTATTCGGTGGCGGAAACAAGACTTTCAAAATGCAAACGCTGTTCTTCCGTTACTTCGTAGCTTTCAAACAGCTTTTCCAGCGTCATTGTGCCTGTTTTCAGGCTGTCTCCCAGCATTTTGATTAAGTTGTCGTTGAGCGGCATTTTGCTGGGTTTTGGCGTTTCGGCTGCGAGCGGTGGTGGCGCATTCGCTGGCAAATCCAAAGCGGCGTATTCGGGCGATTTGCGGATTAAATCTTTCGTGTAATCGGAAAATTCCGCGAACAACTCCCAATCAGGCGCGGACAAATCAAACGCTTTGGGTGTGGTTTGAGGTTTTGGCAATGCAATGCCTTCCATTGGAGGGGCGATGCTTTGCACTTCGGCATAGGTTTTTGTGCCATCTTTACTGGGTTTGTGGGTGATATTGATGGCGCATGGCAAGCCCAACAACTCATTAAAATCAAATTCGTCTACATCGTGATGGTCGCCATACCAACCACACAAATCTTGGAAAAATTTGGCTTTTTCGTTTAAGCTGGCGGTGTAGGTTTTCGCTGCAATGTGGGGATTGCCATCTGATTTGGTTTTGCCGACAATCTCCCAAGCAATCATGATTTTGTGTTGTTTTTTGCCGTTGAATTTGTTGAATTGTTGCCCCAAATCAATCACACGAATGCAATGTGCATGATGCAAACCTGATGGGGCTGGCTCGGAAATGCTCGATGTTTTTTGGATAATGAGTGCCATTTTTTAACTCCTTGGCGGTTGGAAAATTGCAAACTGAAACGGTCTCGGCAATTTTCAGGCTGCCTGAAACCGCTTGGATTTGAAATTTAAAACACAATGGGCAAACCCCCAAATTTGGCGACCATTTTGCGGCGAAATGCCATTTCTTCGCTGGTGGTGCGAGCGGGCTTTGGTGGTACAGGCGGTTCTGTGGTGTACAGATAGGTTTTGCCCACGCGCTTTGTGTATAGCAATTGTCGCTGCCGCATGCTTTTTAAGATACGTTGCGTTTTACCGCGACAAAAGCCCATTTGGGTGCTGATAAAATCGCATTCTTGCAACGGATATTGCTGCACAATGCGCAGAATTTGTTCTTCCACTTTGTCCATTTACTGACCTTTCAGGTAGCCTGAAATCACATTTTTTCTTTGAAAAAACGGACTACATCAAATTTGTAGAAGATAATGCCCAGCAACAGGCAAAATATCGCCCCAAATAATATTGAATAGCTGATGATTTCCAACACGCTCAATGTGAGCGTGTATGAGAATGTGATTTCTTTATCCATGGGTTTTCTCCACCAAATGCCCATTCAGAAAACTGATTTCTTCGGGCTTTAATTCCAGCAGATTTGCCAGCCAGTAAATGCGTTTTTCGCGCAAATCACACATGTGGATAACATCATCAAATTGATGTGAAACGCAGATTTTTCCGTCCGTTAAACGGATAATGCGAATGTCCGTGCCAATTTGGGTACGCAAAGTTGGCGGTGCGGGCGGTGTTTGAATGGTGATGTGAATGTCGGTTTGCATTTGGATTGCTCCTAAAAGTAGTGATGAAATAAACTGGTTTATTCAGGCTGCCTGAAATTCAAACAGCTCGTCCAAATTTTTCGGTAATCAGCTTTAGTGCGTCCGCTAAACTCATGCTTTCGCGCTGTGGTAGGTGTCCGTAGGCGCGGTGGCGGTGGTAGGCGATAACATGGGCTTCGTGTTTGCTTTTTTGTGTTTTGCGGTATGATTCGCGCCACGCTTTATCGGCTTCGTCTTTGCGCCGCTTCCACTCTTCAAAGGGTGTAGATTGGTCGGTTTCGTGTCGCCACACCCATTTGTCATCGGTTTCGGCACTTGCCCATCTCATGCAGCTTGTGTAGCCTTCGTTGTCTGAATGTTTCATTTTCAGGCTGCCTTGTGTTTGTTGATGTATGAAGTATAGTTTTCTAAACAATTAAAGTCAAGGATAAATTTAGAAAACTAAACAAATACCTTATTATTATGAAATAACACTTTGATTTTAAACAAAATAAAGTTTTCACAAGGCGCAAAAAAACCGCCTTTCGGCGGTTTAATGAGAAGAAAACAAAGAATAAAAAATCAAACGTAGCAAAATGATTGCGGTGCACAACCTGATTGTATGAAATCACTTAATAATTTGGGTTGTGAGTATTGCTTAAAAATCCCAATTTGAAAAGCATGAGCCGTTTCGGTTTCACTAAAATAATCATCAAAAAAGCCTTTATTGATGCCCGCTTGTGCTGCTGTTTTATGCCACAATTCATTGGGCGGCATCGATAAAATTTGCTGAACAGAAAACTCACCCACCACTTTGCCAACAGGTAAGGTAGCATACACAATTACCGTATGAATATCTGTTTTTTTAGGCAATTTGCGGCGAAATTCAAACTTTTTTTCTCCTGAAATGATTTTTTCAACAAATTCAGGTTTGATGGATAATAAAATTCTCATTGATGTTACCTAGCTTTAAAATATGGTTAAATTGCTGGTCGGTTATCGCCATCAGCACCAAGCGTTCTGTGCTGATGCCCACATCATCAATTAATTGCTGTCTAATTGGTCTTTTGGGAAAGGCAAAATTAAAGGCAAATCGGATAATGTATGGATAGCGTTTATTGGCATAAAATTGACACAGCTCTTTTTTAGAAAATACACTAAATTTCTCGCAATAATCAAGATATTTTTTTTCATCAGTAAAATCGTGAATGTTTTTCACTTCTAAAACAGTGCATACCGCGCTGACCACGCTGCGAAAAGCAGCAGGGGCTGTACCATCTGATTTGCGATACATCAATAATAAATCCCCTTTTTTAAGCTCTGGCGCATTGTAGGCTGCCGATAAATAGATTTTTTGTATGCTGTTTGAATGAGAAACGTCTTTCACAATATCCAAGCACTCGTTATTTAAAATGGCTTCTGGGATAAGTGCAGTATGATATTTTGGCTCAATCGCCAATAGGTATTTGTTCACAGATTGTGGCTTAACCAATGGATAATCTTTCAGAATATCGCCTTGAATAAGAGATAAATCACGCACATACACATATTCCGTGCCATTATCGCTTTGCTTTTCGCCATGACGATAGAAACCATAGGTTTCAATTAATTTAATTAAGCCTTCATGTTTTGCAAAAACAGTCAGATACACATAGCGCAGGTTTTGATGAATGGCAACATCCAGTGCTTTTTTTAAAAATCTGTGTCCACGCAAAGTTTGTTGCGGATTGAATTTAAACGTGCCAATTTTCAATGCGCTACTCAAAAGCTGTGGTGTAACATCATCGACCTTTTCTTCTGTTTTCAGATACATAAAGCCTTGAATGCTGTTATCTTGTGCTGAATACAAGACATAGGCATACGCTTGTGCTTTTTTGACAAACCATTGTGGAAATTCCACATAATCTTGCTTCAAACTGTCAAAAAATGGGTCTTGCAAATTGATTTGAGCAAAAGGCAAGTATTTTAAATTATCCATGGTATTATCCCTGTTTTCAGGCTGCCTGAAATCAATAATGCAACACTTCAATGCCTTTGTGTTTGACGATATTGAGCAATTTTAATGCAGCATGATTGGGTTTGCGCGTACCTCGTTCCCATGCGTTTAAGCTTTGAATGCTCACGCTTAATTGCCGTGCAAAATCGGCTTGACTTAAATGGTGCTGTTCACGAATGGCACGGATTTGTTCGCTATTGAGCGGTTCGGGTTCAATCAGGCAGGCGCGGTCAAATTCGCGCATTTTTTCATCGCTGATTGCACCGATTTGGTGGCTGGCACACATCATTTCATGCACCACTTGCAAGGCTTCACTTTTGTATTTCATGGTGTTATCTCCAAAATTTCGCCCAATTGTTGCAAGGCGGATAATTGTTCATCGGAATAATTTAAATAGGCACTGGCAGCTTGTTTGAATGCGCTCAATTCGTCTGTGCTGATGTTGGCGCGGTCGTTTTTGGCAAAGGCATAGACAATAAAGGCTTTATCATCTTGCTTAAACAGAATAATGCTGCGATAGCCACCACGCTTACCCTGTCCGCGCCGTGCAATGCGCTGCTTAATCACACCACCGCCCAAATCGGCATCAATCAAGCCTTGTTCGGCTCGTGCAATGGCTGCCTGTAAATCTTCATCGCTGATGTGCTGTTTTTCGGCAAATTTGGCAATAAATCGGTTTTTGAATATCCGCATGGCTTAATCCTGTATCGTCCATGCGGTAATGCGCCCAATAATGTGTACTTTTTCAGCTTCAATCAGGGTTTCTTCAAATGCGCCATTGTCGCAAAGCAATTTCAGGCAGCCTGAAATTTGGCGGAAAACGCGGCGAATAAACAATAAATCGCCAATTTGAATTTGGTAAATTTTGCCGTCAATAATTTGGGTTTGGCTGCTGTCGCAAATGAGTTCGCTGCCCTGCGGTATGGTAGGTGTAAAACTTTCATCGGGCATAATTAGGTTTTTCAGGCTGCCTGAATGGGCTGGCTTGCTGTTTTCTTGAAAAAAATGGTGGGTACTTTGTTCGCCCACATTGCTGCCTGAATGATTGGGTTCATTGCGGTATTTATCGCCTTTGCCTTCTACAAGCCAACGTGTAGAAAAATTGGTTTTGGTTTCAAATGCCAGTAATGGTTTTGCGCCTAAACCTGTATCGCCTTTGAACCATTGACCAACCAAACCCTTTGAAACCCCCGCAAATTCAGCCAATTGCTGTTGCGTTTTCAATCCATGCTCTTGCATGACTTCTTCCAAGCGTTCTTTAAGCGTCGTCATATGAATATCCTTATTTTGTTCGTTTAGCAGTCTAAACTATTTAAAGGAAAGTTTGCTTGATTTATTTCGTTTAGTAAACTATACTTATGAAAAGTTATCTAAACACGGAGTAAATATGCTTAAAGAGGATATTGCTTTTATTGATGATTTGGGCGGTACGGTTAGCGTTGCCAAAGCGTGTGAAATTACCAAAGGGGCGGTTTCTCAATGGCGAAAAAACGGTATCCCCAAAGCGCAATTAAAGTTTTTAAGTTTGAAGTTTCCCATTCAATATCAACAAATTTATGGCGATATTGAACTGGCAGAAAAATCCGCCACCGAAAGTTCAGGCAGCCCTAAACCCGATTAACCTTTGGATAAATTAGCGAACACGCTGATAGGTGTAACTGTTTTTGATGTGTTGTGCGTGGTATTCGCCTTTTGAATGCGCATCGAGTAAGCCATTGAATACCCATTCAGGCACATTGAAATAGTGATAAACGGTGTTGTTTTTGAAATGAATTTCCAAAACACCATTTTCGTAACCAATACAAGAAAGGTTTGATGATGAAACATAATGAAGTTGCATGGTGTAAGCCCCTTGAAAATATGACGGAAAATGAAATTATCGCACATTTTGAGCGATATGGTTTTCGTGATGAGATGGGGCATGAATTGACTTTGTGCCGTGATTTTTTGGACTTGGTGGCTTTGGCTGCTAAGCGTGATTAACCCAAAACAAAAAGCCCTGTCCGCGACTACAGGGCTTTTCACAAGGAGACTGCTCAAATGAATGACATGATTTTAATTGAAAAAATCCAAATTCGTCAAGTGAATGGTTTGTATTGCTTGAACGATTTGCACCGTGCGAGCGGTGGCGAACCACGCCACAAGCCCGACAACTGGTTGCGTAATCAACAAGCCATTGAATTGATTGATGAATTGAATGCTTCTCGAATTAGAGAAGCTCAAAATAATCAAAAAGTTATCCATGTTTTGAATGGTGTGGGCACTTTTGTTTGCCGCGAATTGGTCTATGCCTATGCAATGTGGGTATCGGCAAAATTTCATTTGGCGGTTATTCGTGCGTTTGACACGCTGCGTTCAGGCAGCCTGAATGCGCTGCCCGATTTTACCGACCCGATTGCCGCTGCCGAAGCGTTTATCGCCGCCCACCGCGCCAAGCAAGCCGCCGAACAGCAGCTTGCCGAAATCGCGCCCAAAGCGGCAGGACTTGACCTGATTAGCGCAAAAGAAGGCGATTTTTGTTTCAGAGACGCGGCAAAAGATTTGCAAATGCAGCCCAAAGATTTGACGAATTGGCTTCAAGCGCATGGTTGGATTTACAAACGCAACGGCTCGTCTTGGATTGGGTATCAGGACAAAATCAATCGCGGCTGGCTGCGCCACAATTTGCACGACTATGGCTCATCAAGCGGCAGATTGGCTACGCAATGCCGCATTACGGCAAAAGGTTTGACCAAATTGGCGGAAATTTTCGGGGTTCAATCATGAATTTGTATATGTTTCACATTCAAGATTTTCACGGTCGGACATGGCATTTGGACAATTTGGCGCGTTGGATTTATCGCGATTTGATTAGCCTGTATTACCAAAACGAAAAGCCACTTGTTGATGATTTGAACGAGTTGGCGCACAAAATCCGTTGTCGCACAGATGAAGAAAAAACCGCCCTGCGTGAAGTCTTGGCGGAGTTCTTCACGCTTAAAAAAGGCAAGTACCACCACAGCCGCATTGACCGCGAAATCAAAAATTACCAATACCGCCGCAACAAACCCGCCATGATGAAACGCTTGGCGGATTTGGGCGTGGCGTTTGACAAAAGCATGAGCGTGTCGGAATTGTCGGCTTTGTTGGCAATGTATGACGATGAAAATTTGAGTAACGCGCATAACGATTTAAGTAACGGCGCGAGTAACGAACCGAGTAACGGCATGAGTAACGAAAGTAACGCCATGAGTAACGCTGAAAGACAGGCTTTACACAGACAAAAACAGCGTGAAAACCTGTTACTTGAATTGAAAGAATTGGGCGTAAATCCTGATAAATCAATGAGTTTAAACGGTTTGAAAAATTTGCGGGAAAAGGCGCGTAACGATTTAAGTAACGGCGCGAGTAACGAACCGAGTAACGGAGAAAATTTGAGTAACGGCGAAAGTAACGGCAAAAATTCAGCCATAACCAATAACCAAGAACCAGTAACCAAAAAAGAACAACAGCAACAAACGCGTGCGGAAAAAAATTTCAGGCAGCCTGAAAAAACAATAGACCTGCCTGCGCCGTTTGACCGCTTTGCCATGCACGGCAACTGGCAACCTGCTGACTTGGGTATGGTAAACGGACTGTTGCGCCGCGCTGGTTTGCCAAATTGCGAAACAGGTTTGATGTTGGACGCGGCTTTGGATTTTGTCGCCTACTGGGCTGGTCGCCCCGAAACGGAACAAACCGCCGCGCAATGGGACAGTGAGTTTGTGCGTTCCGCCGCGCGATTCCGCGCCAAACATGGACACAATTACGACAAAGCAACGTGGGAATTATTGCCTACTTCTATGCCCAAAGAAGCAAACCATGCGCCGAAAAATGGGGAAGTGCAACCATCTGGCGTGGGCAGTAAAACTAAGCAATCGCTGATGACTTTGAGCGCGATACGTCAAGAAATTACATCGGGCGGCATGAAATCTTATCTGCCTGTGGCGGTAAATGCGGCGATTGTGGACGGTTTGACAAGTTTGGTGGCTGCGCGTTTGAAATATCCACCGCCTGCGGATTCGTGGGTGGAAACATTCCGTGTGTGGCATGACGCGTTTGAACATTGTGCGAAAGAAATTCGTTTTAATGAACTGAATCCGATTGTGAATGCTGAAAATGTTGCACAAGCGTTTCAGGCTGCCAAAAACCATGCGAATCAGGCAGATGAAGCACAATCTCGTTTTCCGAGTGTGCGTGATGTGATTGGGCATTTGCCTAAACAACTTGTGCGTGAGCCTGAACGTCAATTTCAGCCTGAAAAGTGGCAGCAAGAACAGGCGGAAGGCAAGGCTAAATCTGCCGAATTACTGAAACACATCGGCAAAGGGCGAATTCAGGCAGCCTGAAAAATTAGGGGAAGATAATGAATGATTTTTCTGATTTTTATCAACAAATGGCAGCCACGCATTATGCACGCTGGCGTAAATGTGCCGAAACCAATGACTACGATGGTTATTGGTACGAGCGGTACGAATTTGAAACCTACCGCAAGGCGGCTGGGCTGCCTGAAAACTGGAAACCCGATGATGAAACCGAATAAATACCGCAACCGCAAAACACGCGGCTTTGACAGCAAACGCGAAGCCGATTTTTACGACAAATTGTGCTGCCTGAAAAATGCCACCAATCCTGCCGAGCGTGTGGTGCAAATTGAAACGCAGGTTAAATTTGAGCTTATCCCAGCCCAGCGCGGTGCAGACGGCAAAGTGATTGAACGCGCTTGTGCTTACATTGCTGATTTTCGCGTTACTTTTGCCGATGGGCGTGTGGAAGTGATTGATGTGAAAGGCATGAAAACAGACGTGTACAAAATCAAGAAAAAATTGATGTTGCAAGTGCATGGTATTCAAATCAAAGAAGTTTAAGCTGCCTGAATTGCCGTCCGCTAGGACTTTCAGGCAGCCTGAAACATCATTTACCGATGTTTGCCCCAACTTTGGCAACCGCCACTTGCCAGCTTGCCAAAATTTCCAAACAACGCTGTTCGGCATCGTTTAATTTGAAGTGCAAGGCTTTGTGTTCCAACATTTTCAGAAACGTGTTTTGAATGTGCGACAACTGATACAAAGCCATGTGCAAATCGGCAACCTGCGCCACGCCCGCGCCGTGTTTCACAAACAGGCGAGCCATGCCGTAGTCGTAATCGGGGATTTGGGGTGCTTGGGTGGGCTGCTCAATGGCAGGGCTGCCTGAAAGCAGATTTTCAATTTGCTCATCGCACCAAACCGCGAATTTAGGGTCAAGCCAGCGAGCGAAGTGGATTGCCAATTTTGGGTGCAACCAAGTGCCTTGATTTGTACCACCTTGTTTGATGATAACCAACGGATTTTTTTCCGTTACGCTTTTTGGCGTAACGCCCAAATGCTCGGCAAGTGCAGCAATGTATTCCTGATTTTGTTCAGTACGCAAGAAATTTTCAGGACGTTTGCCGAAATGCTTTGCAATTTGAGTAGCGTCCAAATAGCCGTCAGCACGAAAAGAAACAACAATATCATTGAAAGAAAAATTTAAAATTTGGGTAGTCATGGTAAAATACCTTTTTCATGTGTAGTCATGGAAACAGGGAGAGAACGTTACAGCGTTGCTTTCCCAACTGCCCAAATCAAGTTGCTGCTTGATTTGGGCTTTCTTTTTACCTGCAATTTGCAAGTGAGGAAATTATAATTTGTGGGAACAAATTATGCAAGATTATTTTTTAATTTTTTCCAATTCTAACTCATGCCTGATTTTTTCTTTAACCCATTTTGAGAAATCAACCCTTTCAGTAAATTGAATTAATTCAAATTCTGTTTGAATATTAAAAGAAACTTTTTTTGTCATTCGGCGACTTTCATACTCTTGCCGTTTTTCAGGTTTAATGGTTGTCATTAAACTACTCCTGTATTTGTGGGAACAATATTTTAATTATTTTTTGCAATAAAAGCAACAGGAAAAACCATGTACAAAAATTTAGACGAATGCCTAAATCAAATCTACAAATTAAGCGCAGTCAATATTGAACCAATGGGCAACACAGGCGCGGTCATCAATCATTTGCAGGGCGTGAGCGGTGGCGGTAGCGGATTAACGCAAGCGGAACACCACGCCAACGCCGCGATGATTGAAAGCCAAATTTCAGGCTGCCTGAACAGTAAATTGTTGGTCGCGGTGGTGGAATGCGAATATGGCATATACGACAATCTGCACTATTTAGCAAATGTGCTTGTTGCCAATAATATTTGTGATGATGTGGTTTTTGCGACTGATATGCTGAGACACATTTACTCATTTGGCAAGCTACCGCGCCGAATTTGGATTATGGACAAATACGATTTGCACGATATGACCTTTGCGCGGCGGCGCGACAAAATCAAAAACCACTTGGCAAATTGGGAGCAGCAAGCGCGGTTTAAATTGCAAACAGAATTTAGACAGAAAGGCATCATATCACATTGATAAAATAAAAAAGCCCTTGCCAATATCGCGCAAGGGCTTGGACATTTACCATTTAAATCCATTAATATCAAAACTGAATTGTTTTGAACCATTTTGAAATATAGGCACTTCAACCATTAATTTTTTCGCACTTCTGACATTGTTGATGAATGTTGCTGAGTAGCTATCGTCCATTACCAAAATATCTGAATCCATTTTTTTAATTACATCAATATATTCAATTGGGTTGTTATCAAATTTCACCGCAATTTTGCATACTGCATGCCCGTTTTTAAACTCATCATTACATTTAAATTGGGCATTGGTACTTGTAAAAAAGCCAACACCACCTTGCCCCTTATTACTAATAACAAAAGCCAATCGTGTCCGACCGTATGGAAATTCTAAATTCTCTTCATTTAATGAAGAAATACCTGCGCTTTCATTTGATGTCCCGCGCATTTCATCATTGCTTGTTGTATAGTTCCAAGTGGTGGGCCACTTTGAATCAGAGACAGCATTGGACTTTTTGGGTGTCGGGTTGGATTCGTTTTTTTTAACAGGTTGCTCTTTTTTTTCTGTTAAAGGGGCAAATGCTTCTTGCATAGCACCCTTGATTTCATATTTTAAATATTCGCGTCCCGCAAACCAACCAATAACAAAACATGAAAAGCCCACCAAAGCGATATGCCACAATTTTTGATTACTTTTTTCATCTGATTCATGGCTCTGCTGTTTATTCTTACCTTTAGATTCTTTTTTTTGTGATTCAGTTGGTTGTACAAAAAAATCAGGCTGTTCTATTTTGAGTTTGACGGTATATCTTTCACGCATTTCGGGATTGAGCAACCATTCTTTACATTTTTGCAGTTCTTGCAATGTCAAACTTTGGCTACTAGCTGCTTTTCTTATTGCATTTTGAATTTCATGCGTGGTTGCGGTGGGTAAAATGCCCAATTTCTCATACAAGTTAATCATTTTAAAATACCGATTGTGAATAATGTAAAGGTGTATTTTACAAACCCATTAACCAAGTATGCAACCGCGATTCGTAGCTATATGAAATTGCTTGATTGTTTGTGAGTTTTTGAGTAGAATTATGCTATATTTCGGAGAAAGTTGCGTAAAGGCGATTTTCTCCGTTTTTTATTGGCTTGATTGTTACAATCAGGTAATGGACTAAAACGCGCATGGTCTCAATCAATTAAAGTGGTTCGCGCCCACGTTTTTTTTTCTAACTTTATTATCAGGCAGTCTGAATGTGCGCTACGGCGATGATTTTTCAGGCTGCCTAAACTTATTTAGGGAGCTTGACATGAGCGAAACAAAACGCCCAGTCGGGCGACCGAGTATTTACACCGATGAATTGGCGCATGAAATTTGCGAGCGTTTAGCAAATGGCGAAAGTCTGATTCAAATTTGCAGAGACCCAGCTATGCCAAGTCGTGAAACAATACGCAGATGGTGTGATGAAAGCAGTCAATTTTGTGGCATGTACGCGCGGGCGCGAGAACAGCAAGCGCACTACTTTGTAGATGAAATGATTGAAATTGCTGACAAGGTGGTGGAAGACAGTGCAGCAGTACAAAAAGCACGCTTGCAAATTGACACACGCAAATGGGCAGCCGCAAAATTGAATAAAGCCGCTTATGGCGATGGCGCAGAAAAAATCATCAACATCAATGCGAGCAGCAAACAAGTTGCCGATTTAACCGATGACGAACTGGCTGCGGAGCTGGCGAAACATGGTCTCAAATCGTGAAAAGCTGGCTTTGTTGCGCGAATACCAAATCAGGCAGGCGCGGAAAGATTTTTTGGCATTTCGCAAACTCATCAACCCCAACAATAAATGGGGTTGGTGGCAAGAAGAAGTGGCGCGGGTTTTACAGCAATTTTATGAAGATTTGAAAGCGGGTAAACGCCCAAAGCTGGTTATTCAAGCTCCACCACAACACGGTAAATCGGTGCAGATTGTGGATTTTATCGCATGGTTGGCAGGACAAAACCCAGATTGTAAAACGATTTACACATCTTTTTCGGAGCGATTAGGGGTTCGCGCCAATTTGAAATTGCAGCGTTTGTACGACAGCAAGCTGTATCAAGAGATTTTCCCAAATACCCAAATCAATCAGTCCAATTCGGTTACGATATCGGGGCAGTCGTTGCGAAATCGTGAGATTTTGGAATATGTGGGGCGTGAAGGCTATTTCCGCAACACGACTGTAGGCGGCTCAATCACGGGCGAAAGCTTGGATTTGGGTGTGATTGACGACCCGATTAAGGGGCGCAAGGAAGCAAACAGTAAAACGGTACGCGATGGCGTTTGGGATTGGTTCACAGACGATTTTTTGACCCGATTTTCGGAACATGCGGGCTTGTTGGCGATTTTGACCCGTTGGCACATTGACGACCCAATCGGGCGATTAATTGAGCGTGTGGACGGGGTACAAGTCAAAAGTTACCCCGCAATCGCCGAGCAAGACGAGCCGCACCGCAAAAAAGGCGAAGCCCTGTTCCCTGAACACAAAAGTCTTGAATTTTTGCTGGAACGCAAACAAGCTATGCCCGAAGCGAACTGGCTTGCGCTGTATCAGCAAAGACCTGTATTAAGCACAGGCAGCGTGTTTAAACCTGATAATATGTTCACTATTGAAGCCGTGCCGATTTCAATCAGAAAGAAAGTGCGGGGCTGGGACTTTGCTGCTTCAGATGGTTCTGGCGATTACACGGTGGGCGTGTTGTTAGGTTTGTTGTATGATGGGCGGATTGTGGTGTTGGACGTGGTGCGTGGACAATGGGCGACTGATGAACGAGACGCGATTTTACGCAACACCGCCGAGCGCGATGGGCGTGGTGTGGTGCAGTCTATACCGCAGGACGCGGGGGCGGCTGGTAAGTCACAGGTGCGTTATTTGAGCCGTCAATTGATGGGCTTGCGTGTGCATAGTTCGCTGGAAAGTGGCAGCAAAATCACGCGGGCGGAATTATTTGCTTCGCAAGTCAATGTGGGCAATGTGGCGATGGTATCAGGCGCGTGGAATCGGGAATTGATTGAAGAAATGCGTTTATTCCCGAATGGCACACATGACGACCAAGTGGACGCGTGCAGTCGGGCATTTGATTTATTGGTGTCTGCGCCGAATCTGACGGAGCGATTTCATGCTTTGGGCGAATAAATTTCAGGCAGCCTGAAAACCAAGAAAGGTCAATATGAAACATTTACGATTTGATAGACATGAAATTAAGAAAGCCCAGTTAAATCAAGACGGGCATTTGTATGATACCCCTGTGATTACGCGCACAGGGGTTTTTGCTTACCGAAATCCCGATGGCTCAACGCGCCGCGAGTTAAGGCTGCCCGAGGAAGTATTTAAACAAGACAGTTTGGACACATTGCGCGGCGTTCCAATCACTTTGGGACACGTTGGCAAGGCGGGTAACAACAACACGCACGGCAATATCGGCGCGGTTTTGAGCGCGGGCAAGCAGGACGGCGATAATCTGATTGCTGATATTGTTATTCACAAAAGCAATGTGATTAATCAAGATAATCAAGAATTATCATGCGGTTATGAATGTGATTTAGAAGAAAAAAGTGGTGTATGGAATGGACAAGCGTATGACGTGATTCAGCGCAATATTCGCCACAATCATGTAGCGATTGTGAAAAAGGGGCGTGCAGGTGTGGCAAGATTGAATTTAGATGCCGCCGATGAAGATTTTGACCCCATCACACAAGAGATTAACAACCCCAAACCAAAGGAAAGTAATATGACAAAAGTTCGTTTAGACAACGGCATTGAATACGAAGCTGCGCCTGAAGTGGTGGCGGAATTAAATAAACTTCGCGCCGATAATGCCGATTTAATCAAAGCAAAAGACACCGCCGAAGCAGAGCGCGATGTTGCCAAAGCGGATTTGAAAGAACTGCAAGACAAGCAGGCACAAATTCAAACCGAAGCCATCGCCGAAGCCAAAGCCCGCATTGAGTTGGAAAATCAGGCAAAAGCGGCTGGTGTGGAAGTGAAGCAAGACAGCAGCGACCGTGAAATCAAAATCGCGGTGATTTCCAAAATCCGCCAAGATATGAATTTTGATGGTAAATCAGATGATTATGTGCAAGGTTTTTACGATGATGCCTGTGTGCAATTGTCTAAATCGGAGCGCAACGCGCAATCGCAGCGCAATCAAATCACACAAAACCGTCAAGATGGGCAGGACAGCAGCAATCACAATAGCGGGCGCATTTCGGCGGCGGCGGCGCGTGAAAAAATGCTGCAAGGTTTTCATAACTCAAGCAAATAAAGGAAAAAATGAAATGTTTCAAGAATACGGCGTACAGAAAAAAGCATTTGCAGGCATGAAAGCTGATAGCGGCGATGACCGCGTGGAAAGCCATTTAGCGGGCGAAGATTTGCCATTTGGCGTGTTTGTGGCACAAGACCCGACAACAGGCAAAATTTTTATTCCCAAAGATGGGAATACAGGGACGGTTTTGGGCGTAACCGTGCATTCACACGGCATTACGGGCGATGGCTACAAAAAGGGCGATACGGTATCTGTGATGGTGCGCGGCGCAATTTGGGTGCGTGCAGATACAACAGCACAAGGGAAAGCAAATTGGGCTGAACGAATTGGGCAGACTGCACAAGTGGCACACGGTACGGGCGAAATTAGCGGTTTACCTGGTTTTCACAAAGGTCGTATTATTGATGTGGAAGATGGCTTGGTACAAATCTATTTAGAATAAACAAAATATCACTTAATACAGTAAAGCGCATTTTGATTATGCGCTTTTTTGTTTTTTGATTAATCAAAAAGGAAATAAAAACATGAATGTACATGGTTTACATTACGATGAGGCAGATTTGCCTGCAATGCGCGAAATCGCAAAGCATATTGTGAATGCGTTGCCTGCGGCATTTCATCAAGATGCGGAAAGTAGCAGCATTTTTTTGGCGAGCGAGCTTGACCGTGTCCGCGCTAAATTGTATGAGACAAAATACCCGAATATGTCGGGTTTATCGCTAATTCCAATGACTAATGAAGCGGCGGCGTGGCAAGACACTATTACAACGCAATATTTTGACAGCTACGGCATGGCGAAATTCATCAGCAATTACGCCGATGATTTGCCGCGTGCAGATGTGGCGGGCAAAACGCACACAGTGAAGCTGCACGATTTGGGCGATAGCTATGGCTATAACTACAACGAATTTCAAAAATCCATTGCCACAGGTAAGCCATTGCCGCCAATGAAGGCATTGGCGGCACATCGTGGCATTTTGACAAAATTAAACCAAGTTGCACTCAAAGGCGACAAAGAACGCAATATTTTTGGTTTGATGACCCACCCAAATATGGGCGTAACGACCATTCCAAGTGGTAAAGATTGGCTGGTGGATACGATGACTGCGCAAGAATTGGTGCGCGATGTTTCCGCCGTGATTGACGCGGTGAGTGAGCAGTCTAGTGGTGTTCATAAAGCAAATAAAGTGATTATTCCGTCTCGCTGTTTTACTTTGCTGAAAAACACGTCCATGCCCAATTCGGATAAATCTGTGTTGCAGTATTTGAAAGATGAATATGAGCATGTTGATTTTCAGGCTGCCTACGATTTTAACAGCGAAGGCGATGATGGCTACAGTGAAATGTTTGCGGGCGAATTTGATGTGAGCAATTTGTCTCATGAAGTACCCGAGCCGTTCATGCAGCACCCCGCACAATTCCGCAATCTTGAGACTGTGGTGTTGTGTACAGCAAAAACAGGCGGCGTGGTGATTCACTATCCGCTTGCGTTCACGTCTGCTGAATTGTCAGCGCAATAATGTAAACAGTTTTCAGGCTGCCTGATTTTTCGGGCGGCTTTTTTATTTGAAAAAGGGCTAAAAAAATGGCTAAAGCAGTTAAAAAAATTAAAGTGAAAAATATTTCTTTGCGTGTTGTGATGTTGCTTGGTGTAACGCGGATTTTGCCGAATCAAGTGCTTGAAGTAGATGATACGCCGCAAATTCAACGCTTAATCAAACGCAAAATTTTGACAACAGATTTGGGCAATGCTGTTACTTTTGTGCCTGAACCATCTTCAGACCCATCATCGGATTCTGTCCCTGTGATTGAACCTGAATCATAATATTTTCAGGCAGCCTGAATGGGGGAAATATGAATAGTTATGCAACTATGGCGCAGGCAGACGAATTTCACGCCATCCGCCCCACAGCGCAGACATGGGCGGCTTTGAGCAATACGGAAAAACAGGCGCGTTTGGTGGCAGCTTCGGATTATATTGACCTGAATTTTCGTTTTCGGGGCAAGAAATCAGATGGTAATCAAATGCGCCAATTTCCGCGCAATGGGCAGCCCATGCCGCCGCAATTGGTGTGGGCGGTGTCTTTGTTGGCGGTTTCAGGCAGCCTGAATGCGGTGGTGTCGTCATCAGGCGGCGCAACGGCGATTAACAGCGTGAAAATCGGCGAATTGCAAGTCAGCTATCAGCAAGCGCAAAGCAGCAACACGATTGAAGATGGTATTTTGCAAGCAATTAAAGGGTGGCTGTGGGATTGGCTGTTGCAAGACAAGCGCATGGGCGCGATTTTGGTGTCGCGTTACAGAATAAATGATTTTTAAAAACAAGGTATGAATATGAGCAATCTAATTTTAGACAAAATTCAAAATTATTTGAATAATCAACGTCAAGCGGTGGAATTAACAGATATTGGCACGGTGTATGTGCGTAAATTGCCCGTTCAATATCATGTGAAATTGGACGATTTGATTTTCGCGTCAATGAAAGAGCGCAATTTCGCGCAAGACAAAGACGGCGGCTTGTTGTATCACGTCAAACCGACCGTCAGCCGCAAATTGTTGGTGCAATTTGGCGTGGTGGACGAGAACAATTTGCCTGTGTTTATTGATGAAAAGCAGCTTGATTTATTGCCAACGGACTTGTTGAACTTGCTAGCGCAAAAAGTGAGCGATTTCAACGAAGGCAATGATTTCTCTGATAAGTCTATTGAGCAAGTCGCAAAAAACTGATGAGCCAGCCGCTTATGCGCTGGGTGTTGGTGTTGTCGCATAAATTGGGTGTGCCTGTGCATGAAATTTTGCATTGGCACAATACCGAATTGCAAGCGCACATCGCATTTTTGCGTTTGCAAGATGATGATTTTGCAAAACAACTGAAAACACAAGCAGAGCAAGAGCGGTTGGCGGCTATGCCCAAACATGAGCAGGCGGCGCATTTTTTGCGGCAAATGGGCTTTGATTTTGGCTTATTGAAAAATAAAAAAAGGGTGGAAGATGGCTGATTTATCGGGCGCATTGGTGCGTTTTGAGCTTTCGCAATTGACGAAAATTTCAGGCAGCCTGAATGCGGTGGCGGTATCGCAAACCATACCCATTTCGGGGGCGATGGTGGGCGTGTCGGTTAATCAGGCGGCGCGTATGCCACGCACGGCGTTTCGGCTGGGATTGGGTCAGGCATTGCCGCGCAAACGGCGGTTTTTGGGCAGCGAAACCATCGGTATTTCGGGCGATTATGATGTGCAAATGGTGGTGAATGGTTTGACGTTTGATATGTGTGAATTGACGGACAAAATCGTCATCACGCACGGCGAAAACGAAGCATACACTTGTCAATTTGTGATTCAAAAACCGATTAATCCGCGCAGTTTAGACGGCGTAGAAGTGGATTTATATCAATGGTATGGCAGAAAAATGACGGTAAACGTGGTGCATTCAGGCGGCACGCTACGCATTTATCACGGCACGATTACCAGCGCACAACCCGAATTTGCCACAGGCAAAATCTATTTATCAGCAACGGATTATCGTCAGCGTTTGATTGACACGCTGCCCGCGCAAACAGTACGGGCAATTGGCTACACGTCCAAATCGGCGCATGGGGAATTTTTGAAGCTATCAGACGAGCTGGGGCGGCGCATGGAAACGATACCAGCCAGCTTTGAGTTTGATGTATATGGGCGCGGCTATGTGAATTGGTGGTTGCCTGAAAATCCCACGCACACAATGGACAATTGCATGATTTACTATCGCCAGCCTACGGCGCGTTTGGCGCAAGTGGGGGAAGTAGTGAATCGGGTGAATGTGGAATTGACGGCGCAAACACAGCGATTGTTGCAGCGCGTATTGCAATACAATTATCAAGTCGGTATTGATGTGTGCAATTACACGCGATATGGGCAATTGCCTGATTTAGAAGAGTTTAATCAGGCGGTTTCGCAAACAGGCTGGGCATTGTGGGGCTTTGATTTTGAGCGCGTGAAGCCATCGGGGGTGTATTCGTGTCCACAGGGCAGACTAATGCACCGCCGCGACAGCGTGAGCGCGACCGCTAACAGCAATGGGGCGTATGACCGAATTAGCCGTGTGCGTAATTTAGACGTGGTTTCGGGGCGGTTTGAGATGGTGCGCCGTTGGGTGCAAAACATCGGTTATCGTTATGATTTGACGTTTGAAAATGCTGCAAGTATTGCGCGGTATGGGGTGTTTAGTGATGCTTTAAGCTACAACGTACCCAGCCGCGAAAATGAGTTGGACGGCTGGACGGCGGATTTTTCGCCCCATCGGGACGGCGTGAAATATCAAATTGATGTGATGGACCGACTGATTGCGCCGTTTCACACCAAGCCGCATTTTCAAAAAACGGCGTTCACGCTGGCAGAAAATGGGGACTGGTACGCAGATTTTAATCAAGACGTGGACGAGTTGAACAAAACGCTGGAAGTGGCGTATCACACGGCGCGGACAAAGATATGGGCAAGTCATCGGCAAAACACCATTGATTTGCAAGTGAAATTTATGCCGCATTTGAGTTTAAAACACAGTCATCGTATTGATTTTAAACATATTCAAACGGTGGCAAAAGTGGCACATTTCAGTCATGAGATTGATTTGAAAAATGGTTTGAGTAGCACCAGCATTCAATATCGTTTCTTTCAAAACGGGGCGCATGATACGCGTTTCAGGCTGCCTGAATTGGAGCAGCCTGAATTTTCGTTTCCGCGCTACAGTAAAAATCTGCAACTGGGTCGCACGGAATTACCGCGTGGCACGGAAGTGAATGATGGGCATTTTGGCGTGATTTACCGACAAGCGACCGCGCGACTGTATGACGCAATCGGCATGCGGATTTACGCGCCTGAAATTGAGCCAGCCAGCACCGACAGCGTGGAATTTACACAGGCGCAAACGCATGAAATTGGCATACCGAATCAAACTACTTTGTTTAAATTCTAATTTAAAATCAAAGGATAAAAGATGACTTTTGCATTTTACGTAAATGAAGAGATGACAGAACAAGCGGCTGATGTTTTGCCACATCAATTTGATTTAAATCAGCCCAAGCCGCATGAATTTGTGTTGTATTTGGGCAGCCCTGACACGCGCTATAAGCTGGTATCAGAGAAAAAGGGCAGTAATATCACGCTTGCGCCCGCATTGGCTTTGCCAGAGTGGACGGCGAATCACGGCTATGTACAAGGCGATTTGATTTCTGAAAATGGCTTTATTTTTCAATGTGTGCAAGCGGGGGTATCAGGCGAAAGTGTGCCTGTGTTGTTGAATGTGGTGGGTAGTGTGGTGCAAGATGGCGCGGCGATTTGGCGCGGCGTGGGCAAAGCGTATGCGGTGGGCGATATGAAACTGGCTTTATCGTCATTGGGCTTGGCGGCGGCGCGGGGTGGTGCGGCGGTTTCGCTTGGCGCGGAATTATTGGGCGGCGCGGCGGTGGCGGTGTATGTGCAGATTTCGCCCAGCGTGGACACGCCGTATTTGCTTGAAAATGTGGCGCAATTTGGCATTGTGATAAATGATTGCGTGGTGGTGCCTGTGTGATTTCAGGCTGCCTGAAATTTGGTAGGGGAGTGTATCAATGACAACTTCAGACCGCGAAATTCAAAAATGGTTGCGGCAAATTGTGCTAAAACCCGACCCGTATCAGGCGGCGGCTGGTGTGGCGGATATGCCGCGCATTGGCGATGGCGTAGGCGAAATTTGGTGGGATAAAAACGGCGATAGTAAACCCGATGACAAAGACCCAAATAAAGACCCTGATAAAGACAAAGACCGCGACAAAGATAAAAGCCCAGATGGTACGCACGACCCGACCAAAACCCCCGAAGTTGGCGATGACGCAAACGGTATCGGACCGCTATTTGATTGTGAAAACCCTGGTAAATGTATCAATGTGCGGCTAGACGGCATGGCAAAACCGCCCGAAGGCTGGAAAGACGCTTGTACGCCTGACGCGCCACCGCCCGATACGAATGTAGAGTACCCCAGTAAGTTTTATACAGCGCTCGTTCAATTAATTAAATCGGGGCAGCCTGCGGATCGGCATAATTTGACTGCTTCTAGCATTAAGGAATTGAAAGAAAAAGCGAAAAGCATTATTCCTGACGGCACAAGAACACGTGATGAAAAGCCGACAAACGCGTATGAAGTGATGGGTTTGAATGATGATTCTAAATTAGGGGGTGGCAGTTTTTATTATGAAGCACGACAAAAAGATGAATATGGGCATTGGCGACACAAAACAGGCGATTTGAGCGCAGCGCATTTTGCACCTGATTGGAACCCATGCCAGCCAATTCATCGTAGCGACACTAATCACCCATGCGCCAAGCCCATTCGGAAAGAAACTGTGCAAGAATGGGCGACAGACACGTGTAGTGAAGTCATTGCAAAAGACGGCGGCTTTCAGGCTGCCTGCCCCGATTTGCACGACCCGAATATGCCCGATATTTTCAAACACAACCCGACCGCATTCACTTTATGCGATGAGAACGGCAACCCTGTAACCATTGAACCGTACGGCATGGGTTACAAAATCACAACAGACACTTACGAAGCCATTGTAAACAGTGATTTTAAATTTCAAAATGTGGTGCAGAAAATATAAGGAATATCATGGATTTTCAGCAATTAAGCGCGGAAGTGGCGGCGCATATTTTTGACATAATCGGCTATGATATTGAAATTGGCTATTTGTCGGGTGGTGTGTTTAATCATGCAACACAGCAATTTGAACACATCACGCAAAAAGAAACGGTGCGTGCGGTGGTGTTGCCTGTGTCAATTAAGCAAATTGACGGTCATCACATTACGCACGGCGACAGCAAAATTTATCTTGATTCCAATGCAAGGCTGCCTGAAATCGGTAGCCTTGTGTTTTTGGGCGATGTGGCGCAACGGGTGAAATCGGCGGCGACCACGCGGCACAATGGCGTGGTGATTTATCATGAATTGATTGCGGGCGCGGTGTGATGGATTTTAATATTCAAATCAAAAATTTATTAGATAAACATTTGGAAAACAATGTCCGCGTGGTGGGCTATGCGGTGTTGAGTTTGCAGCGCATGATTGTAGATGGCACGCACGGTTTACCAGGGACACCGTATGACACCAACGCCGCCGCTTCAAATTGGTTTGTGGACGTGGATACGGCGAATTATCGGGTGAGCGATGATACAACGCGGCGTAATTTGGGCATGGCAAACGCGCTGATTGCTACTGCCATCGGGCAGTCTAATCCGCCCAATTATTTCAGTTTGCACAATAGTTTACCGTATATCAAAACGCTGGAATATGGTTTGTATCCGAATCCGCCAAAAAAGGGGACGGGCAAAACCATCAACGGCTTTTCTACGCAAGCCCCACAGGGTTTTTTCAGAATTGCGCTGCAAAAATGGGAAAAGCTGGTTATTGAGACGTATCAACAGAACGGTGGCGATGGACGGCGGCGGATTTGATGTTCAGGCTGCCTTACAGTACACGACAATTTTTTGAAATAACCACAAACCTGTCCCCTCCCCCGTCTCCAACGGGGGAGGGCTAGGGTGGGGGTAAATTTGTGGAATAAATTAATTGTCTTGAAAATCAACGAACCCCCACCCTAACCCCAGACCTGCCAAGTTCTAAATCATTTTCACAATACGGTCAATCCGATTGGCAAATCTTGCCAACCAATCTTTCCATTTATTGAAGCCATTAAATCGTGCAATATTTAATGCCCAACTCATTAGAACCGAATAGCAAGCTGCGGTATTCTTATTGCGAATAAAAGACTTATCTTCATTTAACTGAACATCTTTTACCCAATGTAATTTATTTTCAATCTGCCAATGTTGCATAATACCTTTTGCAAAATATTCTGCATTGTCATGGCAAATATTGCTTAAATAAAATCTATATTCATGATGATAAGTGCCATTATTTTGTAAGTATTTATTATGCACCACTATCATGCGCTTTGATGAAGCCCAATTCTGACTAACCCAATCACGACATGGGTAAACACGAACTTGGCTTTCAATCTGCTTGTTTTTGCGCTTTATTTGACTATTAAAGACAGAAAGGGCTTCGCCAACAGCCAATTGCTTAAATTCTGCAAATAAACGTGACGTATTACCTTTGACTGCCACAACATAAAATTGTTCCAGCTCATCTATTTTTACCAGACTTTTTTTGACAATGAAGTGCGTCCAAAGTCAAAATCAAGCCTTTGTTTTCTAATCGTTCTATGATTTGCATCACAATCCCATGTTCATGTTGCTCTTTGTTTTGGGCGTAGCTTTGCTGGTCAATCACCAAATTGCGCTCATGCGTGAACGCACTAACCATACTGGCAAAATTTTGAAATGGCGTATGCACATCTTGCAAAGTGGAACGCATCGCCTTACCGTCTAATGCCACCCAGTCGCCTTCTTGTAAACGAATACGCTCATTTACCCATAGGCAAAACGCATGATTGACTTGCTCAAAATCCAAACTGCCAATAAAGGTTCGGATTTTTTCATGACTCGGTGTCGCATCGCGTTCCCAAGCAAGATATTGTTTTAAATCGTCAATATTGTTACTCAAAAAGCGGTCTATATCACGAAAGCTTTTTGCACCACCCATTATCGCAATCACAATGGCTGTTAATAATTTAGCTTGCGCGTAACGTTTACCTTCGCTGCGTCTTTTGTCTTCAATTTCTGAAAAGTAGGTTTCCAAAGTTTGCATGGTCAAATTACCGTTAGTTTAACTTTATCATTTTACACCAAAAGAACTTGGCAGGTCTGCACCCTAACCCTCCCCTGCAAGCGGGAGAGGGGACAGGTTACAGGCTGCCTGAAATGAGAACAACGCCAACGATTGAATAAAACTCAAAAGTTGGCGGTTGGGTTGATTAAATCACTTGGGATTGCGTGTGCAACCAATCAACAGCTTGCTGAATATCCGCTTTCAAATTGGGTTTGAAAATGAACAAAAAGCCTGTTTCATTGATGTTGGTGGAATAGACCAATTCATTCAACATGGTTTTGGCTTGTTCACTATTTGGCGATTGGCACATTAAGTTTTGAAATTGCCACAATTTTCCTGCGTAGCGTGTCATTTTTGCCAAGTGCGTGAAATACTCTGGCGGCAAAGGTTTATTCAGGCTGCCTGAATTTTCTACCGTATTTAAAAATGTTTGAATAACCTGCAAACTGAATTTTGGCGAAATCCACATGGCGTAGTGGATAACCAATTCTTTACAAACGAAAGTACCACTATTATTACCACCTTTGATGACTTGGATAACTTGTTGATTTTTATCCAAAGACGAATTTCCGTCTTTGGAAAGTTCCGCAATCAATTCATCAGTTTGCTGATTTTGCAACCAACGGCGCGGTGCGTGTTTATCTTCACCACCACTTGCTTTGTGCAAGTCGTTCAAGCTATACAAATTGTCTGCGGTTTGACGAATGGTAATATTTTGAATAGATACAATATTTTGCATGACTGCAATTCCTATGAGTTTTAGTTAGTAGATTGCCCCGAAAATAAGGGGGGCGGGCTTCAACTACCGCTCATAGACGGCTCACGGTATTCCCTTTCGGTATTGTATTTCCGTGTATAGACCCGCCATTGAAAACTGGCTTGATTAGGCGCGTGAAAATTCTGCTGAAAATATCAACAAACAACAAGGCAGCATAAATTTTAGGCGCAAAAAAACCGCTTTACTTACGGGTGCGGAGTTCCGCTATGAGATTTAGTAGTACAACAATCATAATCAGTAGCCCAAACTTTGTCAATAAAAAAATCCGCATTATTACTGAAATGGTCAAATATGAATTTTCTACAAATTAGTGGGCAATTAAGCCGTCATTTGGCGGCTTTTTCTATGCCTGATGTGCGTGTGCATTGGGAAAATACGCCGATTGTTTACCGCCCCAATCAAACAGAAACGGTGATTGGGGCTAAATTTTTGCCCAATGAAATCAATCAGATTGATTTTTGCATGGGGAAAAACGCCAAAGGTCTTTACAGCCTGAATCTGTATGCGCCCAAAGACAGGGGGCATGGACAGGGTTTGGCGGTGGCAGACGCGCTGTTTACCCATTTTGCTGATGAGCGTTTGGGCGCGGTGCGTTGTGAAACCCCGACTTTAGCCAATGTGGGGGAAGTGGGGGATTTTTTTGTGTTTAATGTGAGCGTGCCTTGGTACGCAAAATTGGGAGAGTAAAACAATGGCAACATTGCAAGTAACTGAAAAACAAGCGAAATACAGTAATGTATATGGTGCAAGCATTGAATTGTTTGGGCGCAATGACAATGATACAGATTGGGACACGACCAGCAAACAATTGTGCGGTATCAATACATTGAGCTACGCAGACGGCGGCGGCGGAGAAGAAACGGATATTACCGATTTTTGCTGGGGCTTAACGGGTACGAAGCGCAAAATCACGGGATTGAGCGAAGAAGGTACTTTAAATATGGGTGTGTCCATTTTTGACCCGCAGCAAGAAGGTCAGAAATATTTGAACGAATTGCCGAAAAATTCGCGCGTGAAAATCGTGATGAAGTTTCCTTACGGCGAAGCGGAAAATGAAATTGTTACCCTAACCTTGGAAACGCGCAAAACCAAAAACGCGGATTTTTCGCTGGAAGTGGGCAAAGTGTGGAACGGCAATTGGCAATTGGCGATTACCGCCGAGCCTGTTTTTAAAGTTGAATAATTTCAGGCTGCCTGAAATTTTGTAGGGTGCGCCGTGCGCACCAAATTACCCAATTATTCAAATGATTGGGTATTTGGCGCGTGGTACGCACTCTGCAACTGAAAACGGGAACAGTAAAAAATAAAACACCGTAATACGGCTAATATCACGGTGTTTTTGTATTTAAACTTAATCAAATAAATTTATGAATACTTTATTTCAAAGTCGTTGGATTCGGTTTGCCATCGGTTTTATTTTAATTTGTTACGGTATCTCATTGATTAAATGGTGGTAATCCTGTTTTAGGCAGCCTGAAAGGAAATAAAACATGGTAGCAGCAGCAATTTTAGAAACCAAAATTCAGCTTCAAGCGCAACAGTTTAAACAAGAATCTGCTCAAGTGGTGCAAACTGCCAAGCAAATGCAACAGGGCATGGACAAGGTGCAGACACAAAGCCTGAAAATGGGGCGCGAAATAGACAAGTCAATGAAAAGCGTGAATGCGAAAATTGACTTGAGTCAATGGAAAAAATTTGAAGTGCAATTGAAAAAAATTGGCAACACTTCTGTGGAAATTGGCAAACTGAAACCGCCTATTGTAGCGTTGGGCAATGTGATTTCAGGCAGCCTGAAAATGGGTTTTGTGGGCGCAACGGCGGCGGCAACGGGCTTTTTTGCGCTATTAGCAAGCAATGCCAGCCGCGCCAAAACGATATTGCAAGATTCCATGCGGCTGAATATTGATACCACCACGCTTCAGCAATGGACTATTGCGGGCGGAAAATTCGGCTTGAGTGCAGACAAAATCGCTGATGTGATGAAAGATGTAAACGACAAAATCGGCGATTTTGTGATGACAGGCGGCGGTGAAGCGAAAGATTTGTTTGAGCAATTGAATTTGGAAGCGAAAGATTTTATCGGCTTATCGCCTGATAAAGTTTTAGAAAAAATGGCAGCCGCCGCGAATAAATTAAGCACGCAAGACAAGACGTTTTTGTTTGAAAGTTTGGCAGATGACGCGAGCTTGCTGTTGCCGCTTTTGGAGCAAAATGCAGCGAAATTAAACGAAATCAAAAAGCAAACGCTGGAAAAAGGCATGATTTTGTCGCATACCGAATTGAAAGCATTGGAAAAATTCAATGCAGGATTGGGCGAGATGTGGGACAAAATCTCCGCCTTTGGACAGCATTTATCAGCAAACATGGCAGAACCTGTTCAAATTGTGCTTGACCGCGTGAAAGAAGTGATTGATGGATTCGGCGGCATGGACAAGGCGGCGATGGCATTTTCTAAAGTGTTGGTGTCTGCTATGCGCGATGGGGTGATGATGGCGGCGGATTTGGTAATTTGGTTTAAAGAATTGCAAATCTCTGCGATGAAATTTGAAGCGTATGTGTTAAGTTTGGGCAAGGGATTGGCGCGTGTGGGGCAATTGTCGCTGAAATACACGCCAATGGGTCAAGCTGCGGATTTGGCGTATAAAGCGACCACAGGCAAATTTTTATCTACTGAATTGAAAGCGGCGCAAGCGGATTTTGCTAATTCTTTAGATGATTTGTCTGAAAAACAAGCCCAAACCAGCGCGGAAATTGAAAATGTCCGCAAAAAATACAAGGAAAACGCGGAAAAAATTGGCAATGAAATGCTGAAAGCGATTGAACGAAGTGATAAGCAAATGATTTCAGCGCAAAAAAACGCGTATGCCGCGCCAATCATCAAAGATAATATACAGGCTTCACTTGAAAAATGGCAGAAAAAACAAGAAGAGGAAGCCGCAAAAGAAGCTGAAAAGTCTAGAAGCAAAATAGAAAAAGAAAACCAAATACTTGAAAAACAATCACAATCGGCTGATAAATGGCTGGAAGTGGGCGAAAAGCAAGCACAAGTTTTGGAAAAATGGCAGCAAGACGCGCTGAATTATCAGAAACAGCTTGAATACAATGCGAAAAATAAGGTTTCGGCGGTGTATTATGACGGCGTGAAGCAAGTCCACCCAACTGAATTAAATCAGCTTTCGCCGCCATCGTCCCAATCACAAAACATCAACATCACTTTATCGGGCGATGTGAATGTGAAGTTAGACGGCGCAAATGACACGGTAGCGCGAGCGGTGGTGGGCAGCGAAACATTTAAATTGGGCGTGGCGGAATTGGTAAAACCTGAATTGCTGAAAATTATTCAGGGGGCGGCGGTGTCGGTGGGTCGTCCTGTGATTTGATGTTTAGGCTGCCTGAAAATTTTTTTAACAACTGGAGATGTGAAATGTCTATCAAACAAGCCGCCTTGCGCGGTTTTTGTCGTTTTAAATGCTGGTGGGTTTACGGCGCACCGACTTTTTGGCTTGATATGATTTTGGTGTGTGGTTTATGGGGCGCGGCAATCATGTTTGCGACCCACCATTCATCATTATTGACACAATCGCAATACGTTGAATTTAATCAAGTTCCGATTGCTTTATTGGTTGGATTGCCTTTGTTGGCAGGGGTGTTTTTGGCGTGTTCTATGCGCGGCTCGGATTTTTCGGTGGGTTTTGCGCGTTTGTGTGCTGGCACGGTGTGGACGCTGGGATTTGCGGCGTATGTGCAAACTTATCCGCCCTTGGATTTGAATATTTTTTTGTCGGGTTTGTTGTCGTTTTTTGCTTGGCTGGCTGGGGTGCAGCAAATTCAGATGGCGTTGCGCCGAGAGCGTTGTGAAATGTTGGCAAAACAAGCAAGAAAGGCAGCGAATGAATGCGCGCGCAAATCATCTTATTAACTTTGCCTGTGGGCTTGTGGGTAGCGATTTTGGTGAGTGTGATTAGTGTTTTGACAACATATTATCGGGCGAATATGTGGCGCAATTATGGGCGCATGGCTTCTGAAATTATCCCTGCTGCGGTGCTTTCGGGGGCGGCGGTAGAGTATTTACAATTGTTGCACAGCCCTGTTTTGTGTGCGTTTGTTGCGCTGATGGTGGGCGCGGTATCGGGTTTTGCGATTGACTATTGGCAACGCGTGGGGCGGCATTTTGTGCATAATGTGTTCAATGCTTTGAGCATGAAATTCACAGGGCGTGAATTGCCGCCGCCTGATTTTGCTGATTTCAGGCAGCCTGAAAATTTGCCAACCGCTCAAGTTCAAGAAACCACGCAGCCACCACCTAAACCACAGTCTTTACACACCCCCACGCCGCCGCGCCCACGCGTTAAAAAACGGAAACGGCGAAAATAATTTTCAGGCTGCCTGAATTTTTCGGGTGGCTTTTTTTATTGATTAAACAAGGATTAAATGATGAATATTGATATAGCAATTGAATTAAATCATGAAAATATGGACAACAACGCGACTGAAATTCAGGCGGTGGAAGCATTGGCGCGTGATGTGGCGGCTGGTGAAGTGAAGCCCACGCCCATCAAAAACGAAGATGTGGCATGGGTGCAGCGTTGGTTAAACGAGCGTGCGGGTTGTGATTTGGTGGTTGATGGGGTGTGGGGGACGGCTTCACGCGCGGCATTTTTGTCGGCGTTTGCGTATCGCCATGCGCCAGCGATTACGCGAGCGGAATTGTTGCAAATTGCGCACGAATTGGGCGATGTGGATACGCGCCGCATTGAAGCGGTGGCGAAAGTAGAAAGTAACGGTTCGGGCTGGTTTGAATCAGGTTTGCCGAAAATTCTGTATGAACGTCATAAATTTTGGAAACATGTACGCAATGTGGCGGCGCGTGTGGTTTCGTGGTTTGCCAATCCGCAGGCGGGCGGCTACACGATGGACATCAATAAAAACGGCATTAACGATAGTTGGGAAAAATTAGCGTTTGCGATGGGTAAAGACCCTTTAGCCGCATTGAAATCTGTTTCCATTGGGAAATTTCAGGTGTTGGGCGAACATTACGCGCAATGCGGCTATGACCACCCAATTGAAATGTTGTGGGCGGCGAGCCGCAGCGAGTTGGCGCAATATCAGATGTTGCGCGATTATATTTTGCACGTTGCTGATTTAAAGCCTGAATTTTTGGCGTTGAGCCGTCATGCGGACACGAATCGTGCATTTGCGCGCGGGTATAACGGCGTGAAGTATGAGAAATATGCGTATCACACGAAATTGGCTGATGCGCTGGCTTAATAATTTTTTAATAGAAAAAACGCATACTTTGGATTGTATGTGTTTTTATTTCCCATAGGAGAAGTACATCATGACATAGCACAATGTAACCTGAAAAAGACGGCGACAGTTGCGGTGCTACGAACACCACGACTGCCAGCTAAACAGAACCAGCCTGTGTCGCCCGAAGCCGTCCCCTGCAGTGGCGCGGATTGTAACACTAGACACAAGGACAAATCAAATGGTTTACCGCGAATTACGTTGCCAATCGTGCAATCGTAAACTGGCAAATGCAGCAGGTGTGTTTGATATTTCAATCAAATGCACACGCTGCAATGCTTTGAATAATTTTAAAAATCTTTAATTTCACAGAGAGCATCATTGAGTGCCACAACCCGAGAGCCTATGAGCCCCTTTTTTATCAAAAAGGCATTCAATGAAATTCAATCAATCTCCCTTGCCTTTCACGGGGCAAAAACGAAATTTCTTAAAACATTTCAAACACATTTTAGAAACCCAAATTCCCAATCAGGGCGAAGGTTGGACGATTTTAGACGCATTCGGTGGCTCAGGCTTGTTGTCGCATACAGCAAAACAAACGCTGCCGAAGGCAAGGGTTATTTACAATGATTTTGATGGCTACGCAGAGCGGCTCGCACACATTGACGACACCAACCACTTACGCCGTTTGGTTGTTGCTGTATTGGAGCGCGAAAACATTGCCAAAAATTTCAGGCTGCCTTTCAGTACACGACAAAAAATCGGACGACCTGTTTTGGGTTTGAAAAATAGTCCAAAGTTGCCATCATCAACATGGCAGCTTTGGCAAGCTGCTCTAAACCAACACGAAAAATACCTTGCGATAAACGTTCATGAGATTTAGGCTTAATTGGATTAAGCGCATGTTGCCAACGCCCAATGACATAAGCCCAAGCCAATGTAACTGCCAGAATCGCAAACAACTTTTCCATTTTAACAGGGTCAGTCATGTGCGTGGCTTCCAAGTCAAAACCGCGTTTTTTCAGGCAGCTAAACAGCATTTCAATTTGCCAGCGCTGACGGTATTTATCCAATAAATCAGCACCTTGAAATGTGCTGCTTGCCACAATTAACAAGGTTTTGTCTGGCAAACGCACTCCAGACAAATACACTTTGTTGCCATAAATGGTTTTGCGATTTTTGAAGCATTTGATTTCATTTGTCTTTTTCAAATCATCAAAGCAACGACTGATGTGCATTTTGTCTTGTTTACCTTTGCGTTGTACTTTGGCATTGCTGCGTATGGGTATGCAAAATGGAATATTTTCTTTATTCAAATAGTTAAACCAATCTTTGCCAATAAACTCGGCATCGGCAAGCACATTGGTAATTTGAATATGGGGAAAGTTGCTTTTAAATCTTTCAATCAAATCAATCCGTTGCTCGGTATTTGAATTGCCTTTGCCATTATTGAGCCCAGTCCAAAAAATGGGCATACCCACACCTTTATAAACAATGGCTAACACAAGGATATTATTGTGTTTTTTACCCAGTTGCCAATGGGTGCGGTCAAAAATAAGTTGGACTTCTTGTAAGCCCAGTAAACCCATAATCAATTTGGCAACCGCGTCGTAATCAAACACAACTTCCTTAAAAAACCGTTGGATACGGCGATAGGAAGAGGTGCTTGTGGCTTTGGCATCAGGGAAAAACATTGCCAATTTGCTCAAATTACAGGTCTGCCGCATGGCAATGGTACACAATAAATACACAAAAACAATAACGTGGCTCTTGTGCCATTTGCAAGTTTTGGTTACGATATGGGTAAGTTCGCTCAATTCAGTCATATTGGATTAGTCGTGAGAAAATTAATACGATACCACTGAATTGATGCGGACTTCTTTTTTTATTGTACTTTTTTTGTCGTGTACTGAAAGGCTGCCTGAAACCGTGAAAGCGGAAATCACCACAATCATTCAAGCATTTGACGGCTACAAAGACCTGAATTGTATTGCAAGTTGGCTGTTGTTTTCGGGCAAGCAAGCCCCTGATTTTGATTTTTTATTTGGCGAAGCATGGTATCGCAAAATTCGTGAAAGCGACTATCCGATTGCAAGCGGCTATTTGGACGGCGTAGAAATTATCCGCGAAAACGCACACACACTTATCCCGAAATTTGCTCATGACCCGAAAATGCTGCTCGTGCTTGACCCGCCATACATTTGCACCGCGCAGGGCAGTTATCGGCAAGATGATTATTTTGGTATGGTGCAATTTTTGCGGCTGATGTCGGTGGTACGTCCGCCATTCATCTTTTTCAGCAGTACGCGGTCGGAATTTGTGGATTATTTGGATTGGGTTATTGAGAGTAAACAAAATGGTTGGGAGCGGTTGAGTAATTACCAAAAAATCAGCTTGCAAACAAGTTTGAATTATTCTGCGAAATATGAAGATAATCTTGTGTTTAAATTTTGA